CTATGGCTTTTCAATAACAAATGGAGTATTGACTTCTATTGGTAGTATCGAAGAAGCTTCTTTTGACCTTTACAAATATGAGGTAAAAGGAGCGAGCGGTTTAGAGGAAACTTGGAACGTAAGCCGAGAAAATGGAACTGCGTTTGTTTCGCAAGTCTTAACTTTGCAATTGCCGAGATTAGATGCCGAAACGCAAAACGAACTTAAACTTTTAGTGTATGGTCGACCTATTGCCTTTGTAGAGGACTACAATGGTAATATTAAAGTGGCTGGTGCATTATCAGGAATGGAAGCAACGGGTGGCATGATTACAACGGGTCAAGCAAGTGGCGATTTAACAGGCTTCACGTTAGAGATGACAGGCGAAGAAGTTGAGGGAGCACCATTTGTAGCTGACGCTTTGAAAAGTGCTTTATTAGCTACTGTAGTAAATAGCTACATTGGCGACACACCGAGTGCATAATAAATTTAGTTAGTTATATATTTAAAAACCGCAAAAGTCAAAATTTTGCGGTTTTTTTCGTTTATAGTATATGAGATATTTTTTAACTAATTTAGAGAAGCAAAAAATAAAATTCATTAGTCGAGCGAGTGTTGACAAAGCCGACTTAATTATTTACGATAAGTATAATAACGAAACAACAACAATAAGTAATTTAAATGTTTATTGCGATAATGGATATTTAACTTTGACTTTTGAACATGAATTTACAAAAGATTTCGTTTATCTATTATCGGTTAAAAATTCAAATAAACTATTATGGCAAGACCTATGCAAAGCAATATAAAAGTAGTTCAATTAGCAAGTTATGTACGCCCTGAAATCCGAGAGGAAAGCGGGCGTAAATGGGTGCTTAATGGTGTGGACAATAAATTTTTTAAATACGTTATTGATAGATATAACGGAAGCCCTACAAACCGAGCGATTATAGATAGCTATAATCAAATGACTTTTGGCTTTGGTTTAAAAGATGAAAATCTTTATAAAATTGTTTCTAAAAAAGAACTGCGAAAAATCATTAAGGACTATATCCTTTTTGGTATGGCTTATATGGAATTAACTTATAAGAATGGCAAAGTCATTAGTATATTTCACACACCAGCAGAAAAATTAGCACCCTCGAAAGCAAACGAAAACGGGGACATTGATAGTTATTGGTATTCATACGATTGGGATGATTTGCATAAATATAAACCTAAACAAATCGACGCTTATAAATTTGGCAAAGGTTCAAATAAAACTGAAATATTTTGTATTAAAGATTACGAGGTAGGTCAGTTTTATTTTTCAAACCCGAGTTATTTAAGTGGTTTACCTTATGCCGAGTTGGAAGAGGAAATCGCAAACTATTGTATTAACCACATTAAGAATGGTTTGTCCTTTGGTCATGTTATTAACATCAATAGTGGGAAGCCTGAAAGCGAGCAACAACTGCATGAGATGTCGAGGGATATTATCAATAAATTAACTGGCAGTAGAAACGCTGGCAAATTTCTTTTATCATTTAATGATAATAAAGAAGTGGCTACAACTGTTGAAGCGTTGGTAGTATCGGATGCGCATGAGCAATATCAATTTTTAAGTGAGGAGGCACGCTCGCAGATTTGCGTATCTCATAAAGTTGTTTCGGGTGCAATATTGGGTATTAATAAAAGTACGGGTTTTAGTAGCAATGCAGAAGAGATAGAAACTGCTTTTAACGAAACAATGCTTAATGTTATACAACCTATTCAAGAAGTTATTTTAGACGCTTTATATCAAGTTTTAAGCGTTGAGGCGGAGTTCATACCATTAAGGGAAGCAAAGAAAGACGAAGCACAAAGCGGAGAGGATATTCAACCCATGCAAATGGCTAAAACTTGCAACCATGGCAAAGAAATTGACAGCATAGCAGACGCTTTAATTGGTTTGGGAGAAGATGTTGATGATAATGAATGGGAGTTGGTTGACGAAAGGCAAATGGTTGGCGCACCAACACTAACAGAAACTGCTTTTAAATTAGCAAAAGTACCTACGAGCTTTCCAAATGTTAAGAGCGAACAAGACACAGACCTATTTAAAATACGCTATCAATATGCACCGCAAACGAATTCAGAAAATAGTCGAGAGTTTTGTGTAAAAATGGTTAAAGCGAACAAGGTATATCGTAAAGAGGACATCGAGTTTGCAGGTCAAAATGTAGTTAATGCAAATTTTGGTCCGAATGGTGCAGATACATATAATATATGGCTTTACAAAGGCGGAGTTTATTGCAACCATTTTTGGATGCGAAAAATATATCTTAGACGTAACAACACATCAATAAGCGTGAACGATGCAAAACGAATGATATTAGAATTAGATCCTGAACAAAGAAAAGATAATAGGCTACAAGAGAACGACCCATTGGTGGCGCAGCCTGCACAAAGTAGCAATAATTGGTTTAAATTAAAGTAAGATGAAATTATTAGTAACAGATAACGAAATTGTACAAGGGTCGATGTTAGGCGGTGCTATTGACGTGGAGCGTTTAAGACAATGTGTTTTAGATGCGCAGGTTACGAGGTTGGAGGAGTTGTTGGGTCAAGAGTTATTTGAATATTTTCAAGATACCGAAACCCCGAGCGGACTTTATGCTACTTTGTTGACTGACTATATTAAGCCATTTTTGATAAAACAAAGCGAGTTAGAATATTTGAAAATAGGTGCTTTTAATATTGCAAATAATGGTATATTTTTACAAGCACCACAAAACACGCAAGCTATAACAGATAAAAATATATCTTTGCTTATTGCACAAGCTCGCAGTAAAGCTGATATGTTTGCTGATAGAATGGTACGTTGGTTATGTAAAAAGCAACTACCTGAATACATTAGAAATTCAGATAATATCGTAAATTATCAAAAGAATAGCATAGGTAGTTGGTTCATTCCTAAACATTATAATATAAGAGAATATGAAGAGTTTTATCCTACAAAAAGAAACGAAGCGTACAACCCTGAATGCGAATAAATTATTAATTTTACTTAAAAAATTAGACGATGCTAAATATAACAATAAAAAGAAATGATACGTTTTTAGCGATGCCTTTTCAGGTTTTTATTAATGGCGATTCTTTAAATTTCGAGCTTGATTATCGTATTGAGTTAATTGCTAAAGTTTCTGATTGTGGGGAGGCGGTTTTAACGTTAAATACAGACGAAGATGGAGGCATGACAATTACAGATGATGCAAACGGAATATTTGAAATTGACCAGCAAATCTTTGATTTAAAAAAAGGTATTTATCCTTATGAGATGACTTTTGAAAATGAAAGTACCGGGACAATTTTCACATGGATAACAGGTAATTTAATCGTTAATTAGTTATGGAAGTTCAAATAAATGTTTACCCACAACAAGAAAACGTAGAGATAGTAACCGAGCCAAATGTTACGAATATCAACGTGACTACTTATGCGGTTATAAACCCACAGGTTTACGATTTAAGCGATTTTACAAACGTTCAGGTTGATAGGTTTGCAAAGTTGTCAGATATTGTATCCTCGATAGCAGGATACGCTACAGAGGCATGGGTAAATAGTAGGGGGTTTATTACAAATGTCATAACTGCTTTAGGCTTTACGCCTGAAAATGTAGCAAACAAAGCTATAAATTTAGCAGGTCCAAACCAAACGACATATCCAACAACGCTAGCGGTAGTAAATGGTTTAGACTTAAAACAAAATAGTTTAGGGTTTACGCCTGAGAATGTAGCAAATAAAAATACGTCTACATCTTTAGGAACAAGCGATAGCTTATACCCTACACAAAATGCAGTTAAAACGTATGTAGATACTGGACTTTCAGCAAAACAAAATAGTTTAGGCTTCACCCCAGAAAATGTAGCGAATAAAAGTACTACTACATCTTTAGGCACAAGTGATAGCTTATACCCTACTCAAAATGCAGTTAAAACGTATGTAGATACTGGACTTTCAGCAAAACAAAATACTTTAGGTTTTACACCTGAAAACGTTGCAAACAAAGCTACAAGTTTAGCAAGTCCAAATAATACGACCTACCCAACAACGCAATTATTATCAACATCTTTACCACCCGTTATAATTGACGTTGCAGTTTTACCCGTATCGGGTTTGACAAATGCTTTTTACCGTTTGCCTATTAATGAACTTTATACATGGAATGGAGTTGCATGGGTGCTTGAAACACCAACACAATATGTTTTTGTAGACTCAACACCATCTGCTGATGTTACCGCAACTGTTGATACTCTTGTTAAAACTTACAGCATAGGAAATTTGAAAGATAAAAAGATGATTGAGTTTACAGCTTTAGCACATAAAATAGGTTCGGCAGCTGTCGACTTAAGAATATCTGTAACTTTACATAATACAGTTACTAACACATCTGTTGGTATAGGACAAGCAGTTTCTTTAACTACTTCTGGGTTTGTAGGTAAACAAAACACTATTGCGATAGATGCTAACACAATTAGGCAGTTATTAAATAGTGCAACAGCTGCTCCATCTGTTTACAATTGGTATAGTGTAAATATTACTCAAAGCGCCATAACTGCACTTGACCCACATGAAATTAGAGTTTTTATCAGAAACGGAGCAGGTGGTTCAGGAATAAAATTATTCATGTTTAAATATGAAATCCAATGAGAAAGTATGTAATAGATAAAAACACAAAAATATTAAAATTTTTTGTTGCTGACAATATTGAATATAATCTTTATGAAGATGAAGAATTGATTGTTTCAGAGCAAGAATTTGATTTTTATCAAGCAAAATTAGTCAATGGTGTTTTTATTGAAAACTTAACACCAGAAGAAATAGAAGCGATTGAAGATGCAAAGATACCGACACAAATAAGTATAATGGATTTTCGTATACAATTGATAAAAATAGGTATAGAAATCCAGGGTATTATTAATACAATTAATGCTACCGATGTTTTAAGCGAAACAGAAAAGAAAATTATCTTAATCAAATTAGAGTTTGCTTCTGTTATAGATAGGACAGACGCAGAATTTATACAAATTGCAAAGTTAATGAATATTACACCAAACCAAATAAAAACAATTTTTGAAAATGTGGCTTAAATATTTTATAAACGAAATTCAAATGTTTCTAACTGGTGCTTTAGGCATCATGTTAAGATATGCCTATATGCGAGGTAAAGAGGAGGCGTTGTCAAAAGTTAGATTATGGACTTATTTTTTTATTTCGTTTGGCGTTTTAATACTTTTGATTATTTATTTAAGTGATAAAAAAGAATTTTTTGGATTAGCTTTGGAGGATACAACAAAGATGATTATTTCAGCAATTGGCTCGCTATTTTCAGAAAGGTTTTTTACCTTTTTGATGGACAAAGACGAAGATATTTTTAATAAGTTTTTTAAAAAACACTTTGGTGATGCGAGTAAATGATATTTTACAATTAATTATAATCGTGCTTCATGCAGTTATAATTTTCATGCGAGTTTACGAAAGTGATAATAAAACTTTTAAAGATTTTTTTTCTAATTTTGTGCAAATAACTTTAATTTTTCTTTTCATAAAAGAACTTGGAACTTATGACTTAATTTACAAAACTTGGCATTGGTTTGCTTTTGATTTTATTTTAGCTTTTTACTTTTTGTTGAGGTTGGATAAAATGAAATTTCTTAATGAAAAAAAAATGCCTTTTCGGTAGACTATACAAAATGTGTAAAATTTAACTAACTATGCAAATAACACAAGACGCAATTGATTTAATGCATAAATATGAGGGTTTAAGATTAGACGCTTATTTATGTCCAGCAAAAGTATGGACAATTGGCTACGGCAATACCTTTTATGAAAATGGCACGAAAGTAAAACAAGGAGATAAAATAACAAACCAAAGGGCAAACGAACTATTTAACAATATAGTTGAACAAAGATTTTCCACGCCTTTGAGAACTTTGTTAAAAGCTAAAATAAATAATAATCAATTTAGTGCTTTAGTTTGTTTAGCTTATAATATTGGGATTGGTGCAGTTGGTAAATCCACACTTTTAAGATTAGTAAATGCAAACCCGAACGACGCAAATATAAGAGCGCAGTTTATGCGTTGGAATAGAGCTGGGGGTCAAGTGTTACGGGGGTTGACATTAAGGCGTGAAGCAGAAGCAAACCTATATTTTAAACCATGATTTTCAAAGTATATTTCGAGGTGTACGGCAGAAAACTTATGAAACGAGTTAATGCCGAAAACGTTGCTGATGCAAAAGCTAAAGTTTTTAGAGATATTATTTTTCATAAAATAGAACCTGAAAGGAATGTAATGGATGATATTTTCAAAATGTTTAGATAATGAAAACATACAAACACGAAATAGCCTTAGAATATTGCAAAAAGTATAATGACTTTTCTACAATGGCAATAACAAGGCTATTAATACGAGACTATCCTATTGATTTTACCGAAACAAACACAAGAGCAATGGTAAGGCACATCAGAAATGAGTTAGCCAATAGACAAGGAGTATTAGAAAAACGAAGTCCAACCCAAATGAAGCAATTTATGACTAAAAAATTTGATTTACCAAACAGCGACTACCAAGCGCCGAAGCCTTTTAAAATACCAAAAGCACAAAATAATATTTTAATTTTATCGGATATTCACTTCCCATACCAAGACAACGACGCTTTAGAGTTGGCATTGAATTACGGACTTGAACATAATATTAACGCTATTTATTTAAACGGTGACACTTTGGATATGTACCATTGCAGTCGTTTTATTAAAGATAGACGAAAGCGAGATTTAGCAGGGGAGTTGCAGATGTGTAGAGACTTTTTTAAAATTTTAAAGGACAGATTTAATTTACCTATTTACTTTAAAATAGGAAACCATGAAAAGCGTTGGCAGGACTTTTTGAGACTACAAGCACCTGAACTATTAGGCATCCCTGATTTTAGGCTTGACGTTATTTTAAGGTTTAAAGAGTTTGGAGTTACGCTCATACAAGACAGACAAATAGCTATGGCTGGCAAATTGCCAATATTGCATGGTCACGAATGGCATGGGGGATTTGCACCACCCGTAAACCCTGCGAGAGGTTTATTTTTGAAAGCAAAACAAAGTTGTATTATCGGACACCACCACCGAACAAGCGAACACACCGAAAAGAGTTTAAGGGGCGAAGTTACAACGACATGGTCAACAGGTTGCCTTTGTGGATTACAACCTGACTATGCACCTTACAACAATTATAATCATGGATTTGCACATATTACAACAGATCCAAACGGAAGCTACCAAGTTAAAAATATCAGAATAATTGACTATAAAATTGTATAAAGAAATAATTAATAAAATGTTTGAGATTGCGGGGCATGATGTCACGTATGACGATGTTATTAATAGAAAAGATGACTGGTTTTTAGATTATACAATGACCACCGAACAGCAGAAACAATGGATTGAATGGGGTGTAGATTTTATTCGTAAAAAAACAAGGACCAGCAAACAACGTGCTGAAATGGCAATGCAATGGATAGTTTTAGACCATAGCTTAATGTTAAAAGATTGTTAAAAAATATTTTGTTTTAGCTTAATGTATTATTTTTGTGGGGGAATAACGTTTCGCAGCTTGGCGAAGTAGCCACCTGCACGAATTTAATTATTAACCGAGAAGTATCTGTGGCTATTTTGCCAAACTGCTGTTAGGTGCAGTGCTTCTCACAATTTGAAACAAAATGAACAGAATATTGATATGTGTATTGTTGCAAGTCGTTCTTTTTATTCCATTCTATTTAATATGGAGGAATGATTGCAAAACAATAGGTAAAGACAATTTAGCAGTCAGTTTGCAAGAACGATTTTTGTACTGGCTAATATTTTGTCCAATTTGGTTGGCAGGTGTCTTGGATTAGCATTGCACCTAACGTTTTGCATCTTCACGCAGGTGGGATTAAACAAGCCAAAACATTGAATTGATGACTAATTTTAAAAACACAAACCGATGAATAAATTAAAGACCGAACCCCACTTGCGTGAAAATGCTGTTATGACCAGTTATTATTTGGTTAGGTATTCAGGTGGAAGTTATGAAGATGCTTTTGATGTTGTTGTTTTCGCAACAAATAAAAAATCAACTGCAACTAAATACTGCACAAAATTTAACCGAATGTTAAAAAAATGGCAAGAACATTACAAACAATTTGAAACGAAAAAATACGGAATAATGACTTGGATTGCAGACGAACACATTGACACTAAATTTTATAGATGGAATAAACTTCAAAAAATAAGCAGATGTTATTACGAAGTTGTTTCGGTCAGATAATTGGTCATAACGGTTTCGGGCTTGGCGAAGTGGCTGAACCCGAACTTAAATAGAATTACTAAACTTTAAAATTAAGAACAAATGTCAAATAGAATTACTGAACAGCCATTTTGCCAAACCCGTGTTAGTGGCAGTACGGGTTTAAATGTACTATCTCTTTTTGATGGTATGAGCTGTGGGCAAATAGCATTAGAAAAGGCAAATATACAAGTTAATAAATATTATGCTTCCGAAATTGAAAAAGAAGCAATTAAAGTAACAATGAAAAATTATCCAAACACATTACAACTTGGAAGTGTTATTGATGTAAAAGGAATTGAGTTGCCAAAAATAGACTTATTGATTGGTGGTAGTCCTTGTCAAAGTTTTTCAAATGCTGGTAAAGGTGCTGGATTTGATGGTAAAAGCGGTTTATTTTGGGAATATGTACGAATATTAAAAGAAGTTAAACCTACTTATTTTTTGCTTGAAAACGTAAAAATGAAAAAAGAATGGCAAGATATAATTTCTAAAGAATTAGGAGTTGAACCAATAGAAATAAATTCAAAGTTTTTTGTACCACAAAATAGACCAAGATTATACTGGACTAATATTGAAGTTAAAAATATACCAACTTTATTTTATCATTGTATAAACGATATTTTAGAAGATGCTTCAAGCGAATATTACTTAACTGAAAAGCAAAAATCTATTCTTGATTTGAATTTTAAATGGAGTGAAAACGAAATTATAAGACATAAAGCAGGAAAGCATCAACAAGATAATATATTTAGATATGATGGTATTATGGGTTGTTTATCTGCATCCACTCACGGAGCTGCAAGACATTTAACAAAAACATATTTACCAAATGGAGAAATAAGGCGATTAACCGAAAACGAGGTTGAAAAATTACAAGGAGTTCCAATAAATTATACAGATTGTGTTTCTTCATCAAAAAGATATGAAATGTTAGGTAATGGTTGGACTGTTGATGTAATCGCTCACATCTTTGGAGGACTATCGTAGTATTGCCGCTAACTAGTAAATATACGCAGTTCAAAATCTTGCACCAATGGAAACACCAACAAACACAACCAACGGAGAAAAATTAGAAAAATTTATCTATGAAAAATTTGATAAAAATGAATTATCAAATGATGACTTGGTTCATTTTATTGAACTATGTGGAATGCTTTTAAATTTACAAACGATACCAGACTATGCAAAAGAAAATAATATGTCTTATAATGGTGTAAAGAAATGCAGAAAAATAGTACCTTTGTTTAATATTAACTTTGTAATCGATAACCAATGAAAAATAATATCTTATTTCTAATTTTAGGCGGTGTAATCGTGTTTATATTAATGCGGTCATGCGAACAAGAAAAAATCAGTATTCCTGCTAAACAAGGCACGTTAAAAGTTACCGATACGGTTACAATTACAAAAATCGTAAATAAACCCGTTTTAAAGACACTTTACAAAGATTTAATAAAAGAGGTTGAAAAAGAAAAGATAATGTATCAGACGTTAAATGTATATGAAAAGGATAGCGTATGTAATGAAATGTTTGAACTGAAAGAATATAAAACACGATTAAGCAATAAAGACTTGACTGCTGATATATCTGTTATCCATCAAGGCAAAATTAGAGATGTGAAGTTAGATTATCTTATTCCTGAAATGGAAGTTGAAAAGCCTAAACAAAAAAACTTTAGTTTAAGCGGTGGTTTGGGTTCTGATTTTAATGCTCAAATGCCAGTTTTAAAGGTCGGAGTTGGCTATAAAAACTATAAATTTGACTATCTAAAAATAAATAATCAAAATTTTGCGGTAGTTTCGTACGAGATTAGATTTTAATTATTATCTTTGCCATGTTTTCATATTAATATTTAAGGTTATTAATTGCCCTCTGCGCCCATCGTAGAGGGTTTTTTGTTAAAAAAGTGTTAAAATCTATGCCAATAAAAGCAAAATGTTTATTTTTGTACCATAATTTTAAATATAGAAAACATGAGTAATTTACCAAAAATTCAAGATTTGTACCTTGATAAAGTACAAATACAAAAGCAAGATATTTTTATAACTTTGCTTAATCAAAATCCAGACCCTAAATGGGTTAAAGAACACCCGTTTATTAGAGGTTACAAATACCTGCCAATTGAAAGGGTTGAGTATCTTTTAAAAGCTATTTTTAAAAACTATAAAATCGAAATCACAGGACAAGGCCAATCTTTTAATGGGGTTTGGGTAACTGTTAGAGTGCATTATTTGCACCCAATTAGCGGTGAATGGCAATTTCATGACGGCATAGGTGCGAGCCAATTGCAAACGGCAAAGGGTACAAGTCCCGCAGATTTGGCAAATATTAACAATGGTGCATTGTCTATGGCTTTTCCAAATGCAAAAAGCATAGCTATAAAAGACGCTTGCGACCATTTTGGTTTATATTTCGGGTCAGACTTAAACAGAAAAGATTTAATCGCTTATACGCCTGATTTAACACTTATAGACATGGACGAAAACCACCCAAATTGGTCAAAAGTTGTCCAAGCCATAAAAGACAAATCCGCTACATTAGAACAAGTAAAATCAAAATATAACCTAACAGAAAACGCAGAAAATGAATTATCAAAACTTTAAAATCCGAGCCAGCGCAGGCGGTAAATTAATGACCGAGCCAAGAGCAAAATCAGAAACGTTAAGCGAAACAACAAAAAGCTACCTTAAAGAATGGGCAATTTGTCAAATGTTTAATGTTCAAAATGAAATTAAATCAAAGTACACCGAGAGAGGCATACAAGACGAAGACAAAGCAATTGACTTAATGATGACTGTTTTAGATTTGCCATTTACTATTAAAAATGAGCAATATTTTGAAAATGATTATTTTTGTGGCACGCCTGATTTAATTGTTGGAGATACGGTCTATGATGCCAAATGCGTTTGGAGTTGTTTTACTTTCCCTATCTTTGAAAAGGAATTGCAAAATAAAGACTATTTTTACCAGCTACAAATATACATGCATTTAACAGGGTGCAAAAAAGCGGTTTTAAGCTATGTTTTGTTAGACAACGAGGCAATACCTCATATTTACGAAGTTGAGCCAAAACAACGCATAAAAACGTTTGAATTTGACTATAACCCAGAAATAATTGAAAAGCTAAAAGAGAAAGTAATTTTATCACGTGAATTTTTAAAACAATTATAATATGAGTAGTTTAAACAATCTGTACATTAAGACAGAAACATTAGAAACTTTGCTAAATGTAGTAAAGCAAAAAGGCGAAAAAGGCATATCAATTGATATATCTTTGTCAGATGAAACGAACCAATACGGACAGAATTTGTCCGCGTATGTAACGCAAACAAAAGAGCAAAGAGATGAAAAAAAACCACGCTTTTATGTAGGTAATGGAAAAACTTTTTGGTCTGATGGTAAAATAACGGTAGCTAAAAAAACCGAAGTTCACGAGGCGGTGGTTATTGAACAACCGAGCAACGATTTACCCTTTTAAAAATTTTTATTAAAAACCTTTGTTTATTCAAAGGTTTTTTTTATTTTTGCAATGTCGAAAGCATCACCGACAAGGAAAAGTTAACGTTAATTTTTTAACGTAACCGAGAAGCCCTTAAATGTAGTGATGCACATTTAGGGGTTTTCTCATTTTATAAATTATGGACAATCAAAAAGTATTAAAGTTTTTAGAATATTTTTCAGTAATTACCGTTGGTGCTGATAAAATACCAAACTTTGCATGGAAAGACCAACAAACAAAAAAATTAACACCTACAAAGTTAAATGAAAATTTAAACTATCAAGGTGGTTATAAGTGGACTGATAAGGACAATATTACACACGAGCGAAAAGCAACCACAGGCTTTGGACTTGTTACTGGTTTTGAATATTTGGAGGTGGTTGATATTGATTTAAAAGTCTTTTCGACTGCTCAAGAACAACGAGATTTTTGGAATGAATTTTACCAATATTTAGACGATAATATTTTAGACTTTAAAGACAAATTTTGTATAACAAAAACTAAAAACGCTGGTTATCATATCCTTTATAAAACGAAAAGAGTTGATGGTAATTTAAAACTTGCTAAATTAAAAGGTCATAAAGAGGCGTTAATTGAAACGAGAGGCGTAGGTGGTTATGTCTTTGCCTATCCTGATAATATTATTTCAAATAAAACGTATTTTGATATAGATTTTATTTCGGATCAAGACCGAGAGATATTATTCTCATTTGCAAAAATGTATAACTATGTAGACGAAATAGTTTTAGAACCTAAAAAAGAAAAGACCGAATTTAAAACGGGAGAGATAACGCCATGGGCAGATTTTAACGATAAAAATAGTGTTTTAGATATTATCGGCAATGATTTTACGGTGGTGGCTAATCATAACAAAAAAATAGTTATTAAAAGACAAGGCGCAACAAGTCCGCATAGTGGCTACATATTTAAAGATAGCGGATGTATGTTTTTATTTTCAACGGGTACGATATACCCACATGAAAAATTAATCACGCCTTTTATTGCTTATACTTTTAAAATTTTTAACGGGGATTTTCAGACCTCAGCAAGTCAATTGTATAAAGATGGTTATGGGTCGAGAATTGAAAAGAAGCAAACCGAAAAATTAGAAAAAATAAAAGACGTTGAAAAATACGAAATTAAAAACATTGACTTCCCTATTGATATATTCCCGAAGCCTATACAATCATATATTTTAGAATGTGCTTCGACGCTTAATTCAAACATTGATTATATGGGTTGCTCATTAATGTGGCTTATATCGGTTTGCGTAGGCAATAGCTTTCACGTAAAGGTAAAAAACGGATGGCATGAAAACGGAGTTTTATGGCTTTCGTTGGTGGGTTCTGCTGGTATTGGTAAAACACCCTCTATAAATAATATTATACACCCTTTGCAAAAGATAAACCAAAAAGAAATTAAGAAATATTATAAAAAATTAGATGAGTATGAAAACTTTATGAAGTTGTCATCAAGCCAAAAAAAGGCAGTTATTGAAATTTTTAAACCCATAAAAACGCAATTTATAGCCAACGACATTACACTTGAGGCACTTGTTGACCTACACCAAGAGAGCGACAATGCGGTGGGAGTTTTTAAAGACGAATTAGCTGGGTGGCTTAAGGACATGAACAAATATCGTGCTGGATCTGATTTGGAGTTTTGGCTTTCGTGCTGGAGTGGCAAAAGTGTAAACCTTAATAGAATGACCCGAAAGGGGTCGTATGTAGATAAGCCTTTTATTCCTGTTTTAGGTGGTATTCAACCGACTATTTTAAGCTACTTTTATACTGAAGAGAATAAGGATAACGGATTTATGGATAGAATGCTTTTAAGCTACCCTGATGCAATTGTAGAAGACTATAATGAGAATGAATTAGACTATGATACTTATTCATGGTATCAAGACCATATTATCGGTTTTCATCAAACTATGAAAAAAATAATTGATAGAGATAGTGAGCAAAATATTAAACCTCGTGAAGTTTTATTTTCAATTGATGCAAAAAAAGAATGGGTACGGATTTTTAACGAAATAACAACTATTCAAAATTCAGATAATGAAAATGAATATTTAAAAAGTATGTACCCAAAGCAAAAATCATACATACCGAGATTTGCCTTATTAATACATTTATTTAATGATTATTTAGATAATAAAGGTGTGCATGAAATTACAAAAGATAGTATATTGAAAG